GCCGAATCAGTCGCAAATCCTTTGAAGTCCAAGGGGCCTTCATCCATCTTTGTCAACTCTACTGGGTGAAGCATGGGCAGTTTACTATCCATCAGGCTACTTTAGAGATAGGCAAGGACCTCCTTGAAAGGCTTACCGAATCCGAAATCGTTAAGACCGAAGGCGATGAAATCCGCATCGAGTTCCTTGATATGCAGATGGAGGACCTTAACCGCTTGATTGAAAGAAGAAAGGAAGCAGGTCGCAAAGGAGGTCAAGCAAGTGCTAAGCAAATTGAAGCAAGTGCTAAGCAAATTGAAGCAAGTGCTAAGCAAATTGAAGCAAGTGCTAAGCAAACGGAAGCAGATAAGATAAGATTAGATAAGATAAGAGAAGAAGAGATAAAAAAAAAAGAAGAGATTAAGAACACTTGTGCAATGTTTGACCAATTTTGGGCTATCTACCCTCGCAAGACCGGGAAGCAGGCAGCATCAAAGTCCTTCGCCAAGTTGTCCAATGCAGACCAGCAGGAAGCCATGAACAATATCTCAAGGCTCTACGCTCAAACCCCCGTGCAGTTCGTCCCTCATGCAGCCACCTACCTCAACGGCAAACGATGGGAGGACCAAGCAATCCAACGAACCTCTACCTTTACCTACGCAAACCTAACCGATGAATCCAACCCCCTACCAATTAAACGCTGAACGCAGGCTCCTGTCCTGCCTCATGGACTCCTTCGCAAACCGAACGGTCCTCCTGTCTCAAATCCCTGAACGCCTCTTTGTCGGCAATTCGGTCCTCATTTACCGGGCCATCGAAGCCCTCCACAAAGCGGACCGACCCGTTGACCTCCTATCCGTTTACAAGTACCTCCAAGAGAATGGGCAGGGCTATGTGATGCTGGATATGCTGCAAGACACCAACACCCTGACCTCGGACTGGAAGGTGTACGCCTCCGACCTCCACGAGGCTTGGAAGGTGCGAGAGGAAGCACGGATATACGAGGAACTTGCCCATGACCGGGACATCCCAAGAGCCTTCCAACAATACCAAGCCATGCAGGCGGTGGAAACCGCTCCAACCGAAACCTCCGCACACGGGCTTGCTTTGGACTACCTCAAAACCATGAACGAAACAATGGAGGGCAAACGCAAGGTTGAGGTCTTCCCCTGTTACATTCGACCCATTGATGACTACATCACGGGCTTCAAGCCCTCCGAGTTCATCCTCGTAGGTGGTCGTCCAGCGATGGGCAAGACCCTGCTCGCCCTGCAAATTGCGATGAACCAAGCAATGGCTGAAATCCCTGTTGTTTTCTTCACCCTTGAGATGAGTGCCGAGCAACTAACCCAACGGATGCTTTCCAATATCGCAACGATGGATGGGGCAGCATTCCTCAACCCGGCTACCCGGGTAACCGCAAACGACTTCCTAACCCTTTCCCAAAAAGCAGACGACCTGCGAGGCAAGCCCCTCTACATCGTGGACCTGCATCAAGCCAACCTTGACCGCATTGAAGGCGAGATAGCCAAACTCAAGGCCAAGCACGGCATTCGTGGATTCTTTCTCGACTACCTCCAACTCGTTGAGCCTGCGAAGATGGATAAGCCCAAGCCCAAGATTGAGCAGATGACCAACATCAGCAAGCAACTCAAAGCCATCTGCAAGAGGCAGAAGGTCTTCGGAGTCGTGGTTTCATCCCTCTCAAGGGCTACCGAGGGACGCTCCGACCATCGCCCCATCATGTCCGACCTTCGGGAAACAGGCCAACTGGAGTTTGATGCCGATAAAATCGCATTCGTGTACCGACCCTACGAACACGACAATACTCAGGAACAGGACTTGATGGAAGTGATTTGGAGGAAGAATCGAAACGGAAGCCTCGGAATCGCTCAAGTTCAATGCCACCTACCCTACACCAAAGCCAACGAGTATCCGCTATGAACATCCTCGCATCAATCAGCGGTGGCCGTTCTTCGGCAATGATGTCCTACATCCTTTTCACGCATCCAAAATACAAGGACGACAACAAGGTCTTTGTCTTTGCGAATACAGGGATGGAACGACCCGAAACGATTGAATTCCTCAAGAACTGCGAAAAGTATTGGGGCATCAACATCGTCAAAGTTGAGGGGGTTTATTCCGAAACGATGGGCGTTGGGGTAGGTTACAAGGTCGTGGAATGGGACGAACTCTCAATGAATGCAGAGCCTTTTGATGGGGCAATAATGCACCTTAATAAAGGGGTTTACGATGGGTTGCCACACTCAAATGCTCCATATTGCAGCAAGTATCTTAAAACAATTCCCATAGAAAAGTTTGCAAAGGACTATTTCAAGACCAAAAACTTTGTAACCAGCATCGGGTTCCGGGCAGAGGATATGCCCAAACGAATCTCTTGGCCGGAAATCAAGGCAGAGGACAAGCGAATCTATCCCTTACTGACCGATTTTGAGAAACCCATCGGACAAAGCGAACTAACCGAGTGGTGGCAGAAGCAACCGTTTGAACTGGGCATCCATTCCAAACTGGGCAACTGCGAACTTTGCTGGAAGAAGTCGGATAAAAACTTGGTGGAGGTAATTCAACACGGAACCCGATTCGTGGACTGGTGGGCCAAGCATGAGCAGAAATACGGACACACAAGTTTTCGGGGCAACAAGTCAATCTACGACTATGTGAAGATGGCCCAGCAAGGAATCCCGATGGAATTTGATTTTGACCAAGAAGATTTTAATTGTATGTGCTAATGACCCCGGAATATACCCTGCAAGCAGCCTGCGTGAAGTTGTTTAAACTACTCAAGCCCCACGAAGAAGGCAGGCTATTCCTCAACCTGAACAACCCCCGAAGCCGAACCAACGGTCATTTTCTCAAAGGTATTGGCCTAACCGCTGGGGTTGCAGACATGACTTATCTATCGGACAAGGGAGCCATCTTCCTTGAGTTCAAAGCCGAGAAAGGCAAGCAGTCCCTCTCGCAGAAGTGGTGGCAGGGAGTGGTGCAAGAAGCAGGGTATAGGTACGAGGTTATCCGAAGCATTGAGGATTTTCAGCGAGTGGTTACAGGTGTGTAGTTCCTGTGTATATTTGTCCCATGCGATTGCTACTGCTGCTCCTGCTTACTGCCTGCACCAACGACCGCCCTTGGGTGGTGATTGAGGTACGAGCCAAGGGGGATGCCTGCGAATACGTCCTAAGCCGAAGCAACGGATTCGGGCCTCAGGTAAAGACCCTGACCGATTCGTGTGGGAAGTATCAACTTTTTCAAACCTTAAGCCTATGAAACGATTCTTAGTATTTGCAGGTTATGCTTATTATCCTGAGGGAGGGATGCATGATTTTCAGGAGGACTTTGACACCTTGGAAGAGGCCAAAAGTTTTGAATCAAAAATCATAGAAAAGTTTAAATCTATATGGAAGGATAACTGGAAGAGTTTCAATTGGACCGAGATTTGGGATTCGGAAACCCGAACCCATGTGTAAAGACCATTTCGTTGACACCACCAAAATGATAAAGCACCACCAAAATGATAAAGCACAGAATAATTAAAATAGATGAGGTTGATGAAACCTACTACTTGCTTCAAATTAGAAAATGGTTATTTTTTTGGAAAACTGAATGTGATGGAGGGTCTGATGATTTGGGCAGTTATGAATATCCAAGAAAGTTTAAAACAAAAGAGGATGCAATATACTTCTTTAAAAAATGGTATGTTGAACCCCAAAAAACTATTTTACCAAATTAATGTGCGGTGGCAAAAAAAGTTTAAAAAATATTGCACATAACTCGCTCATTCGTGAACCCAACCAAACCATTCGCTTGTGAAGCATATCACACCAGTCAGTTCAAACCTGACAACGAGCCTACAAATCGTCAGCCCACGGGCTTACAAAACCTCCCCCAGCGTCAGCCTATAAGTTGTCATAAAATACCTAAAACCCCGCAAATTGTCCCATATAAACCCCAAACCCCAAACCGATGAATATACCAATTAAAGAAGATGAAATAATTTTCACTCCTGAAGAAAAAGAAAGAATATATTGGGCGCAACTTAAGTACGACTCGCACAAGTGGATAGAGTATCATAAGGGGTACTATAAGTGCGAATTTTGCGATTTAACCCATAATTCGATGCTTAGTTTTGAGAACGTAAACATCTGCAAAAAAAATTCAAACCTGTTTCCAACGGATAACCAAACCCCAAACCCATGAAACCGCTCCGAGAACACTACACCCAGCCAACCGACCAAGGCGATATGCTCAATGTCTTTGATTACATTGAGGCTTTGGAGAAATATATTGAAGAATTGAATGTTGACAAATTGCTTGACGATTTTCACGAATGGATTGAATTGTATGAATGGGATTTTTATCCTGTGTCTTTTAATGGGGAAATAAAATACAGATGGAGTAATGAAACATACTCTCAAGCAACTACTAAAGAATTGTACGAGATTTTTTTAAGTCAAAAATGACCGCCAACTTTCTTATTCGTTAACCTCAAACCCAACCCATGAAAACCACACCAACCGATTTCCGACGCTGGCAACTGCATATCCGCAAGGAGTGCGTGAATTGCACCAAACCCGACCATTCCGAAACCATCCGCCAATGGCGAGTCAACTACACCCTGCTCGGTCGTATCCTCCAAGCCAAAAACGCCTGACCATGCAATGGATTAAATGCTCCGAACGGATGCCTACGGGCAACGACCCGGTCCTTGTTTACATTCGGGATGGATACCAAATCATCGCCTTCAAGGAACCCGACCGATGGGTTTGGGAGGGCGAATCGTGGTTCCTTTCCGAAGGCTTGTTTTGGATGCCCCTACCCCCTAACCCTTTTTAAATGGACCTAATCACTCGCACCATCCTCGGCTACACGGCAGAGGTCGTTGGGGTCAACCCCGACCAAATCACCAGCGAAGTCAAGACCCGTGAACTGGTGCTGGCTCGCTCAATCTTTGCCGACATCGCCTACTCGGAGTACCTGTACACTTATTCCCATATTGGGCGAATAATTAACCGGGACCACGCAACAGTCATGCACAACCTTGAAATCCTTGCCAACGACATGAGGCAACGACCCGAACTCAAGTACCTCCGTTCACAGGTTTTCAACAAAGTGAAGGAATTTCTGCAACATTCTTGAGCCACCTATATCTTTGTGTAGGTGCTACTTAGGTAGTCGGTCAGCCCCCGATAATAGGCATACCGTGAGATTCGGAAGGAAGCCGGGAGTAATTAACCCGGCTTTCTTTTTTGCATCTTTACATCATTGAACGCAGAATCAATCATCCTTGACTTATACCGCAGCGGTGAAATCCGCAAGGCTTGCCTCACCATCACGGGGGGCAATCCGCTTTGGAAGGACCTCGAGCAAGAGGTCGTGCTGATTCTGCTCGAAAAAGACCCCGATAAGATTATCAAGATGCAGGTCCAAGGCTACCTGCGATTCTACATCGTTCGCTTGATAATGAACCTCTATCGGGGCAACAACAACCAATTTGCGAAGAAGTACCGCCACCATGACGAGCGGACCGAACTGGACCCTGAAGCAGCAGCCG